GTCGGAGCTGCCGTCGTCGTCGGAGCTGCCGTCGTCGTCGGAGCTGCCGTCGTCGTCGGAGCTGCCGTCGTCGTCGGAGCTGCCGTCGTCGTCGGAGCTACCGTCGTCGTCGGAGCTGCCGTCGTCGTCGGAGCTACCGTCGTGGTCGGAGCTGCCGTCGTGGTCGGAGCTGCCGTGGTCGTCGGAGACCCTAAGCACTCGCAGCCGACGTCTTGCGTTTCGCCGTCGTTTCCGGGGCCGCAGGGGTCTGTCGGTACGGACCAACATCCGCACTCCCCTGGCTCCGGGCAAGGGCCGCTGCAGTCGCTCGATATATGCGACCAAACACCCGTATCCCCATCGCACTCAGAGACGCACGGGCCGCTGCATACGAGCGTCGTTGTCGTGGTGGGAACTGCCGTAGTGGTGGTCGGTGGCCCTGTCGTGCCCGTGCAGGGACGGGAGACGACCTCGCAATCGTCGTAGGGCAGGCGGGCAGGCTCGCTGCAGGGGCAGCCGGAGGGGCACGTGCTGTCGGACGGACCTACCCAGCCGGTAGCAGTGGCGTCGCTTAGGTAGGTGCAGCTGCCGGTGTCACAGTCGGGCGTGGTGGTCGTCGTTGGACCCGCTGTCGTGCTGGTGGTCGTCTCGCCATAGCACACGTACTGGCAGTAAGTCCACTCGCTGGTCGTGGTGCTGGCAGGACTGCCGCCCCCGCTACCCGACGTCGCTACGCACGGGGTGCGATCTTCGCAGCAATCCGAGGCGCCGCATGGTCCGGGCACGCTGGGCGGTTGACAGTTGCAGAAGTGCAAGCCCGTACACCCATGATTGTAGTTGTACCAGAGGCTCAGCTCGTCGATCCACATCCAGAGACAGCTGCCCATACAGCCCGGCGGGGGCGTGGTAGGTGGGGGCGGCGGCGGCAGGACGCAGTCGGTGTGAGCAGCGGCACACGTGGGATCCGTTTCCGGCCGAGGGCACCCACAGGTGGATTCGCACCCGTTCGCGTACAGCGTCCAGGACCACGAGCCGTCCTGGCCGGGAATGCCAACCCAGTCACAGCCCTGACTGCAGGGATCGGGCGGGTCGACGGAACTGCAATCGCAGGTGGTCGTGGTGGTCGGAGCGTCGGTGGTGGTGGTCGTGGACGCGTCGCAGTCCGGCGGGCTGTTGATGGCCCCGCAGACGCAGTACGTGTACGTACACTCATAAGCGACGCTGGGGCAGATCGTCGGGTAAGCACACTCGCAAGAGGTCGTGGTGGTCGAGGGGCCGTCGGTAGTAGTCGTGGGGCCATTCGTCGTGGTTGTGCCGATGTGGAAGGCACAGCAAGTGGTCGTAGTTGTCGGTTGGGCGGTCGTGGTTGGCACGGCGGTCGTGGTCGGTGGGGCCGTCGTCGTAGTGGCGGGTCCGCAACCGTCGGTGTCCAGGGACCAGGTGACACCGTCGAGGCTAAGCCACTTGCAGGTGCCCGTGCAGGAGGCGGCCTCGAACTCGTCCGGCTCGCTGGTCGTGGCCGCCGCGGTGGTTGCGGTCGTCGGTGCCGATCGTCGGATGCTCAGGAGGACGTCGGCGTAGAGTTCGCCCGTGCCGTCTTCTTTCCAGATAATTTCGACCGGGGCGTTGGTGTCGTCGGTACTGACCAGGCGTCGGCTGCCGGCCGATACTTTGGCGAAACGGTGACTGGCGGCACTGACGTGGATTTGCGTGCGCGTGACTCCGCTGGCGATCGCCTTGCGGGTGCCACAGGTGGGCAGGGGCTCCTGCAGGATGACGATGCGTGCGTTTTCGCTCTCGGGCGTGCGGACGCGGAATGCGGGCGGGCCATCGGTCCAGGCCGACAGGCTGTCCTCTGGCTTGACGATCGGGTCGTAGAGTTCGACGGCGTCAAACCGGTCGTAGTCCGAGCAGCTGCCGTTGATTGCTAGGACGCGATCGGGATCGGGCAGGCGGGCGTCGAGGCCTCGTTGTTTGGAGAACTGGGTAGCCTGGACCCAGTTGACGGCGTCACCGACTTGGGTTTCGCGGCTGGCGGACGGTGTCCACTTGTCGCCGCGTTGAACGGGTTTGAGTGCCACTAGCTGACCCCTATACCAAGGGCCGCGAATGACGTTTCCAGGTAAATGCGCTCTACGTACACGGCCTTGGGTCGTTTTGCCAAAAACTTGGCGGCGTCGTCAACCTCAGATTCGAAGAGAACCCACAGGTAGTCGTGGCCGCGTTTGCTGATGCCAGTGATGTCGCCGATGGTCTGACTGGACAAATTGGGCATGCGGACAAAGTGGTAAGTAAACGACGGATCGGCCTTCGTGCCTACGGCCCAGTCGGCGCCGAGGAACAGCACTTCGCCTGCAGGGCGGCCATAGAATGTGGCGTCGTTGATCGTGCCCGTCATCGTCTCTAAAAGGGCCTGAAAAGCGACCGTACAGCTTGCCAAGGGGTGACGAAATTCACAGGTGAATTTCGACGCCGGCACTACGATGTCGACGCCTTCGGGGTCTCCGCCCTCGCTGGTGACACCTATGGCCTGTTTGAAATCCGGGGCTGTTTCGCCGGACGGTGCGTAGCTGTCGAGTGTCTCTAGGCTGCTGACAATGCGGAGCGTGCCGCCCGTAGTGGATCCAGACCAGCGAATTTCGCCAGTGTCGATCTCACGCTTCTTGTCGTAGGCGAGGAGGTCGATGTAGGTGATCGTGAAATCGTAGAGTTCGAACCCGATGCGTTCCCATTGCATGGCCCCGCGGATCAGTGTACGGAGCCAGACGGGATCGGTGATCGTAGCGGGTGCCTCGGCGTCCAGGACCGTCAGCAGGGCGGATAGGATGTCGCTGCCCTTGAGTCGCCAGGTCAAGTCAATCTCCGTTGTGGAGTCGACGGCGGCGCGACCCGATTGGCTGGTGGGCTGTTCTGCGATCGTGATGGACATGGGCGGCCCAAAGTCGAAATACGAATATCGAAATTCGAAACAACGTCGAAATCAATTAGCCATCAGGAAAGACTGCGACTCACCAGGCTACGCAGGTGTGACGTCGCGGCTAAGCCCCGTAGACCAGTTTCTGCCTAGCTAAATGCTTGTTCGTCTTTTTTTGTTCGTCTCGCGATTGCTTCTGGACGCTCAGTTGCTCGCGGGCGGTCTGCTCAAGACCGCCTCGGGAGAACTGGGAGCCGAGGCGGTAGCCGGAGAATGTGCCGGCGACGCTACGTTTTGGAATAGTGTCGTTGCCGTCGGCAGTGGGGTCCGGTCCGTCGTTCTTGGCGGCGGCGGTGACGGCGGTATTTTGGTTGGCTTTCGCTCGCTCGGCGGCTTTGGCCTGGCGTTCCTGATTTGCCTTTGCTCGCTCGGCTTCGCGCTCCTTGCGGGATGCTGCGCTGGTTTCGCGTGCTGCTTTCAGTCGTGCCTTGGCTTCCTCGGCTTCCTGGTCGGCTTCGTCGATCAGGACCTGCGAGGTGTCTTTGGCCGTTTTGGCGAGGCCTCCCCAGTAGGCGCCGACGGCGGCCTGGCTGGCTTCGGTGGCTTGGTCTACCAGGCGTTGGGCTTCCTCGGCCGGGTCGATCGTGGGGCCGGTGCGGAGGTTGCCGCTGGCGAGGTTTTCCTGGGATTGCCTGATGCGGCGTTGGAGGTCGAGGACCTTGTCTTGTAGCTTCTGGCGCTCGTCTAGTTGGTTGAGGGGTTGGGGGCCGTTCGACGCCTGCGCCTCCGGCTTCGGGTTAAACGAGGCTGGGGGCTCGGCAGGTGTGGCCGGCTGAGCAGCTGGCGGCGCTGGTCCTGGGGGCGTTCCTAGAGTCGGCGCCGGATCCTGCGACTCCGGATCCGGGGGTGGGGCTGCAGCGGGTACAAGTTCCGGAGGCGTGGCCGGCTGAGCAGCTGGCGGCGCTGGGTCTGGAGGCGTGGCGGCCGACGTCGCCGGATCCTGCGTCGCTCGATCGACCGGTGGGGCTGCAGCGGGTGCAGGCTCCGGAGGCGGTACCCGATCGAATGCTACGGGCTCGGGTTGGTCTACGGTGACGGCCAGTTCGGCGTCTGGAAGATCCCGGACGTCTTCTAGCGGATCGGTGACCGGCTCGGGTTCGTCTACGGTGACTCCCAGCTCAGTGTCGCCGATCTGGGACAGCTGAGCCTCGGCTTCGGCTAGCTGCTGTTGCATCAGGTCGATGGAGTTACGTTGGGCGTCCTCGGCCCGGCGTTGGTCGCGTTCGTCCATGCCGCGCAGGTCAACACCCAGCACGGCACGGGCAGCGGCGCCCATGGCTCCGTCTTGCGTCGACCATTCAATGATCAGGTTAGACACCTTGTTTTGCATGTCCGTCCACATTTTTTGGACGGCGATCACCACGCCCGCAAAGGCCTCGATCATGGCGACCTTGAGCGATTCCCAGATTCCGGTCAGTGTAGCGACTCCGGCCAGCCAGGCGGCCTCCAACCCGGACATGATGATCTTGCCGACTGACTTCCAGTCGCCGGCCGCAATCGCGTCCTGCACGCCTGCAAACGTATCTCCGAAGATGTCGCCCAGTTCGCCGATTAGGTCCATCAGCTCGCCGCCGAGGTAGCTGCCGACGTCGCCGAGTGCTCCGGAAACGGAGTTGATCAGTCCAGTGATGCCGGACCATTCGCCGAACTTGGCCAAGAGGTCTCCGGCCCACTGCATGACCGTGCTGATACCGTCGATCAGGCCGTCCAGCTGACCGGATCGACCCAGAGCGTAGATGGCAGCCCCCGCGGCGATCGCGGCGGCTACCAGCAAGCCCATGGGCGAGAGCACGACACCGAGCACGGCCCCGATTCCGCCTACGACGGTGGCCAGTCCGCTGGCTGCCATGCCGGCCGCCATTAGTCCGCCACCAAACACGGTGATGGCCGTGCCTACGGCTGCGATAATCGCGGCACCCTTTGCGAGCCATACGACGAGCTCGCGGTTGGCGTCGATCCACTTGATGGTCTTGGTGAGGACGGGTGTGGCTCGCTGTAGTAGGTCAGTGAGCGTCGGAGCCAGACTCGCGCCGATCATATCCTTGGTTCTCGCGAGCTGTTTGGTGACGTCGGTCCATCCGTCCGACAGGGCCGTGGCGCCGGCCGCGTCGCTGCTGCTGATCGTCAATCCCAGCTCGTCCGCTCGCTGGCGGAGCTGCTGGATGCCGTCGGCTCCGCGTAGCATCATGGGAAGTAGCTCATTGCCGGATCGGCCGAACACCTCCATGGCGGCGGCCGAGCGTAACGACGGATCGGCGATCTTGCTGACTCGATCGGCGATCAGCTCGAACCGTTTATCCGGAGAGAGTTTTTGCAGATCCTCAACGGTCAGGCCGAGCTTGGACAGGGCGTCGATGCCGGTTTTGGTACCGTCGGCCGCTTCGCCGATCACGCGGTTCATCGACTTGAACCCGGTGCCCAGCGTTTCAACGGAGGCTCCGGAGATTTCAGCGGCGTAGCCTAGCTGCGAGAGTGACTCGACCGTCGCGCCGGTCTTGTCCGCCATTTTGCTGTAGACGTCGCCGGACTTGGCGAAACTGGCAGCCGAGGCCAGCAACGGGGCGAGAATTCCCGCGCCGGTCATGGTGACGGCAGCGCCGGCTTTGGCGGCGATCGCCCCGGCGGCTTTAAGCTTGCGCCCCAGTCCTCGCAGTCCGGATTGCAACGACGACGTATCGAGGAATGCCTCGATCGCGGCGCGGCCGGCTTTGATTTCTCGGGCAGACATGAAGGGGCCTAACGTCTAAATACGAATATCGAAATTCGAAACAAATTCGAAGCACGAATATCAAATGACGGAAACGAAGTCATGCCCGTAGGGCAGTGGCGATGATCTGGGCGGTCTTGTCGGCGTTTTCGACAAGGGTGGGGTTCATGAACTTGCGCTTGCCGTAGCGGGCTTTGCGGATGCGATGCTTCTGCCAGGGTCGGACCTTCCGGCGGCCGTGCTTGCGGATCCAGGTCTTGCCCTGGTCGTGGGAAACTTCGTTGACCGCGGCGACGCCGCCAAACTCCAGCAGCTCGGGGACGGTAGCCCGGTTGCTCCCGGCCAGGTGGGTCTGGTTGGCTTTGACCGGGCCGACGATCACGCGATCACGAAAGGCGGCAAAGTAGATGGCTCGAATCGAGTTGACCGGGTGATCGGGGACGTGGGCGAACGGGGGCTGCCCGGCCGGGCTGGACGTGTTCTGGCGTCGCTGGATGCTGGCCATGATGCGGTCGACTCGCCGCTGGTCGCGCTTGGCGTGCGTCTTGCGGGCGTTGGCCCTGGCAGCCGACAGGCGGTCCCACATCTTGGTCGTGACACCGCGTCGCTTGATTTTTTTGCGGGCCGCTCGCCTCAGGACGGCGCCGACGCGTTGCATGCCGCGGAGGGATCGGGAGTCGATCGTGCGCAGTACCCTCTCGTTGTCGATCCAGACTTTCTGAAAGGCTCGGAATTTGAGGGCGGTTGCGGTGGGCATGTTCAGGTGTCAGGTGTCAGGTGTTAGGTGTCAGGTCGTGTGTCCTGCGTCTTTTCTGACACCTGACACCTAACACCTGACACCTATCGCTCGATTTGGTCGAGGGCGTCGCACATGGCGCGATTGAACGAGCCCGTGGTTTCCTGCGCTCCCGGCCGGCTGCCTTGCTTGATCATGGGGTGCATGTCGGCGGGTTCGACTTGCGCGTGGCTGCGGGCGTGACAGTTATGCAGCTTGGCAAGCAGGGCCGACATGCGGTCCCAGTCGTCAAATTGTTTCGCCTCGGCCATCCAGGCGAGTTTCCGCCAGGTTACGCCGCGTTGTTCCGGCCAGACGTCGGCGATGGCGCCGAGTCGGTAGATTTCTCGCCAGATTGCGATCGATCTATCAGCCGGGTCAGGTCGCGGTCCAGGTTCGTCCAGTGGCTCTCCAGCATCTGGTCGATCGCTTGCTCGATCGCCGGGCCCGCCGCCTTGGCTTTCTCCATAAGGGTTTTCGCTTTCCCAATCGCTGAGCGAATCAGTTTCGCTTTCTGGTCCTTGCCCAGCGTCTGGAAAAAATCCGCATGAGCCTCCACCAGGTCCGTGACGACCGGGTCCAGGTCGATCGCCAAGCGTCGGCCGAACTCCTCGTCACTGATACCGCGGGCCTCGGCCTGGGGATCGCACAGACAATAGAGGACGTCGATCACGAAACAGGGGCTGGCGAGCTTAGCCAGCAGCTCGTCCACCGGCATCGCGATCAGGTCGATGCCGAGCAGGCGGTAGACGCGTCGGACGTCGGAAATGTCCAGCTCGTATTGCCAGATTTCGTCTTTCGTGTCGCGGAATGAAGGCATAGCCAGGAATCCTCGATTTTCGTTGCGCCGGGCACCTAGGGTACGGCGCTCAAATGTGGTGTTTTGTTTTGGTTCTTATGGGGTGTCAGGCCAGCGAAAGGGCTTTTCGCAGGTCGCCGACGCGAATTTTGTGTGGTGTGGCGTCACAGATGCGGGCATCCACATGGATCGCTAGTAGCCGAAGCCGTCCGGCCGGGATTGCAACAAACATGGAGTCAGGGAACGCGACGATCGCCCGGGTTTGTGCTTCGATGATCGCCCGCAACTCTATCTCGACACCCGGCTCCGGCGTCTCGACACCCGGCTCCGGCGTCTCGACACCCAACTCCGGCGTCTCGACACCCAACTCCGGCGTCTCGACACCCAACTCCGGCGTCTCGACACCCGGCTCCGGCGTCTCGGGTGATTCCAACATGGGATCAATTCCTTATTTTGTCGTGTGTTTGCTTATCCGCGCAGATCATACACAAGCATCTCGCCAGCGACGTCGCAGTCGACCTGCACATTTCCGTCCCCATCTTTCAGGACGTCGGCTACTCGGAGAACCACCGTCTTTCCATCGGCCACCTCGATGGTTGGCGACGGAACAGTGATACCAAATGTCGTATAGCCCGCCGGTGTCGTGACCACGATGGTAAACGTCGCCACGTCGCCGGTGTCGTTTTTCAGGACTATTAGGTCAGTGCCGAGCAACGGAAAATACACTCCATTGCCGGTGCCTGTGGCAAGTTCGGTAAACGTCTCATCCGTTAAGACGCTACCGACGAGGTTGCGAGCAAGGGAGGTTTTCGAGAGGGCGGATCGAGCCATGGTTTTTCTCCAACTGACGGATTTTTGGTGGCAAGCGTAAAGAAACGGTGGCCGGTCGGGTGACTGACCAGGTTGTGCGGTTGTGACGGTCGGGGCCCGGAAAGCGTGACACGCCGGCCACTTGGTCTGTGACGCCTTACGACACGGTGTAGCTTTCGCTCTTGCGAATCGTGCCGCTGTCGTCGTACAGCTTGCCGACTCCGTGGACGGTGACTTCCACCAGGTCGCCGAGGTTGCGCTGCTGGGGCATCTGGTCGATCAGGATCGGCGATCGCCATCCCTTCGTGCCACTGGTGGTAATGGCGCCATCCATAAAGGCCATGAAAACAGGCGTGCCGGCTTCGTAGTGCGCCAGCAGGGCCGCGTAGACCGCGTCAGCAGCAACGGACGTTTTCTTGTAGCGGTACGTGCAGTTCCATTCGAACTTGCGGCTGGCCACCTCGTTGTCCTCGTACTCTTCCTCCCGTGCTCCGCCGGTAGCGAGGTCGGCAGCCGGAGTGATCGTCTCGTCGATGATCTTAGCCAGTTCAACCCACGTGGGCGTTGTCCAGTTGCTGGCCGAATCGTAATAGGTTTTTCCGTCGCGTCCGCGCATGGCGTTTCTCCGGTGTCAGGTGTCAGTTCAGCTGTGTGGGTCGGGGAGGTGTAGGGTCGGGTTGCGCCGCTGCAGTTCGGCGGCGAACTGCTGCTGCTGCAGTTGCGTCCAGTGGTGGTCGCTCTCGGACAGTAGCTTGGTCGTTTGCTTGGAAATCGTGTCGAGCTTGTCGCGGAGGCTGCCGAGGCGCGTATTGATGCCGGACATGGTGTAACAGTGGAACGCGAACAGCAGCGTGGCCGCGGCGATCAGAAGGCTGATCGAAACGCGAGTTTCGCTCGTGATGGCAAGTTTGCTGTTCATGGTCTTTGGTGGAGTTCACGCTTTAGCGTGTCTTCAGAAGCACGCTAAAGCGTGAACTCCAGAGGGTGGCTATGCGGCTTCGAGACGATATCTGACCACCATGACGGATTGGTACAGTTGCAAGTCGTTCAGAATCTCAGGTTCGTAAAGGTTGCCCGTTGGATGCTCGGGGCCTTCTTCGTAGTCGGCGCCGGCTAGGACGGCAGCACGCAAGACGCCACTCTCGCCCCAGAGGCGAATCAGCGTCTGTGTGTCGTCCAGGCACGAGCGGAGTGCGTCTGTGTCCGTACTGGTGATCGCCTTCTGCAGCACGATCGCCAGTTCGGCAATTTCGTCAAAGTCGCCGCGGTGCCCATCTGGGTATTGCATATTGCGGCACATCACGACGCACTTGCGGGCCGCGCAGTCCTCCCGCTCCGTGTACGGCAGCGGGCGGATTTCGGCCTCGGCGAATCCGGCGGCGATCAGCGCGGCTACGAGTGCGTCGGCGATGGAGTCAATAGAGGCCATGGTGGTCCAGTTAAGTCACTTCTCTGTTGGTCTGTTTTGTGTGCACGCGCATCCACTGCCTGGTCGGGTCCAACCACCGCCAGCACCGTTCCCCCGTCGGCGCCATCACGTCGTATCGTTTGACCGTGCCATCCTCGGCGGTCTCCAGAATGTAATGGCCAACATCTGGGCCGTCCGAGAGATCGGCCAGGTCGGTGGCTTCGATCAGGAAATCACGGGCCTGCCAGCTGTTGATCTGGTACCCGCCGTCGCCAGTCTCGTACAGCGTTTCGCCGGGGATTGCGTCCAGAGGACCATGGGGCGTGTCCCCATCGTGGTAGATAATGGACACTTTCCGCTGGGTCTGAACACAGCTCAAAGCGGCGTTGATCATGCGGGACAGGTGACTGATGACAGGGATGCCTCATTGGTGTGCATCTGTGCACTAATCGCTTCGGTTGCCGATTTGCCTACGTTTTGGGCAGCTCGGCGTGTAAAAACTTCCGAAATCTTTGTGTTTTTTTCAGAACACCAAACGGGCGGTCATGTCCGAGCCGCTGGCGTCCCCTGTTCCGCTATTGGTGGCTTTTACGCGTATGTAGCGGTTGCAGTCCACCGGCAGGCGTACTTGCTTTGTGACGGCGGCGGCTCCGGCTCCGTCGGCTCCCGTCTGGACGATCACGCTACCCATCAGCAATACCTCCGTACCGAAGCCGACTGCGGTGTCGTGGTACACGTCGAACGTCATCGTCTTAGTGTCAGGCAGAGCGGCCGTCGCGAGTGCCGGGGCTTCGATTTGCAGCTCGAAATTCCCGCCTACGTCACCGTTTGCCCCGTGGCCAAGATCGATGCCGTCTGTGATGGTCGTAGCCGCTCCGTCGGGTAAGGCTTTGGTTTTGACCATCGTCGAATCGTTGTCCTGGATCGCAAACGCCATACCGATCAACGTGAGGGCGCTGAACAGCTGGACGATCTGGGCCGAGACGAGATAGGCCGGTACCAGGAAGATCGCGGACAGCGGAATGATGGCCATGGCCAACAGGCCGAGGCCGATTAGGGTCTTGCGGGTTTTCATGAGTTGTCCTTCCTTGGACGAATGGTTCCAGTTTCGGATTGCGTGCTTCGGAGTTCGAATTTCACTTACAGCGTAAGCGATTCGGTGTCGTAGATTGCGTCGGTTACCATCAGCGGGATGCCGTGCACTTCCGTGGGCATGGGAGCCTCGGCGCCCGTGGCCGTGGTCGCTGTGCGGGATTGCTGCAACTGGCCCCAACTGCGACGACTGCAGAAGATGGCGTCCGGCCGGATCTTCATTTTCATCATAGCTTGGGTGATCAGGTCGTCGGTCAGGCCCTTGCCGCTGTCGGCCGTCAGCTTCTTGATGCGGCAGAGGCTGATCGCCGGGTTGGCAACCTGCAAACCGAGGCGGGCGAGCATTTCTTGCACGTATCCGGTAAACGGATTGCTAGACCCGTCCAGCAAGTCGGCCATACGGATATCGGACATAGAAAACGATCCGTTATTGCCGACTACCCAGCGGGTATCGCGAGGGCCCCACTTGACCAGCCACGCGGAAGATCCCGTGTTGGCCGTAGTGCCGCCGGCGTCGACCATCATGTTGGTCGCGTCGTAGGCGTCGATTAGGCCGGGGAAGCCTTTGGCGTGCCCGCCGTAGCTGGTGTTCGTCCCGTAGTAGAACTGTCGGCCCAACTGGAGGAACGCGCCTTTCGTGATCGCGTCGGCTTCCTCGGCAATGAACGCTTCCGGGCCGTCCTCGTTGGCCTCGGCCTCGGCCTGATCGCATTCCCACCTCGGGTTGAGTATGAAGGTCTCAACGAGGCGGTTTTCCCAGGTCGACTTGACGGCCGTCACACCCTCGTTGACGCCTCGGAAGCCGGCAGAGGGCAACGCGGTGCGGACGCGGGTGTAGTAGTTCAAGCCTTTGATCGGCTTGGACTGGCCGACGCCGGCCACGCTGTTTCCCGTCCATCGGCACTGGCCGCTGACTTCGGGCGTCTCGTAAATGGCTTCTTCCACTAGGCCGACTTCGCTGTCGGACAGGTTACGCTTGGCGATGTCAAGCAGGGTTGGGCGGGTCATAACAGGCTCCGGGAGGGTAGGTTTCAGGTTTTAGGTGTCAGGGCGCAGGTGTCAGGTGTCAGGTGGCGGAGGTCAGCCCTTCTTGGTCGGCAGTTTGATGCCGCTGGCGAACTTGGCCAGGCCATCGGGCATGCTGGCCGATAGCTCGGCCGCTTTTTTTTGCTCCGGCGTCTTCTCGGCGTTGACCGGAGTGCTGCTCACCGGCGTCTCTTCGCCGAGGCTCAGCTGATCGATCTGGCTCTGCAGCTCGACGGCGGCGCTCTTGGCGCCAGCCAACTCCTCATCCTTGGCTTTTAAGGCCTTTTCGTGTGACGCTTTCAGCTCGGCCACGAACTCCTGGTAACAGTCGACCATGGGGCGGTTGGCGATCGCCCATTCCGTGCCTCGATCGCCGAATCGGCTACGGTAGTCGGACACGCGTGCGGTCAGCTCGCTGGCGACTTGCTCGCGGAGTTCCTCGGCCGGGGCCGCGGGAACTTGCGGCGTGGGCTCCGTGCCGAGTACTTCGGCATTCGGGTCGGTCGCTGCTGGCGTCTGGGATGGGTCCTTGGGCATGATCGCCTCCTGGGAGTGGTGGGTAATGGTCAATTCAATTTCGCGGTTGACGTCTGCGGAAAACTCCGATTCAGTATACGGGTCGGCTCCGTACGGGCAGACGGCGACGCCGCGGAGTAAGGTTTGGCGGAGTACGTTGATGGGGCCGGGGATCGTCTGGCCGTTGACCACAGCCTCCGTGCCGGCGTCGTATTGCTCGATCACCAGGCCGGCAGAACGGTCAAACTTAATGGAAGCCTCGAACGGCACGCCGGCCTCACCTTTCAGCATGACTTCGCGGGATCGGTCGTCGTTGCGTGTGCTGATCAATTCTCCGTCGATCGCCAGCTGGCCCTCTCTGACCGTGGCGACGCCATAGCCGAGGATCTCACTTTCCCAGTGACACCAGTCGAGCGTGTAGCGGTCCTTATTCAGGACCATGCTTTCCACGTCGACCACCACGCGTCCCCAGTACCAGTGCTCGAACGGCTGTCCAGAACTGGCCACCATGTGAATTGGGGCCTTGGTCACGCCGTCCTTTTCCGCCGACGCGGCCAGCTCGCACGGCGCCGCGAAGTGCAACGCGGCGGCCGGAGCTTTGCGGGTTTCGGTTGTTTTGGTCATTCGAAGTTATTCTTCTTCAAACTTCGTATTTCCTAGGCGGTCCTGTTCGCCGCCACGCTGGCAGCCAGATCTGAATTCACCGCCCAGTTCAGCGGCACGCCTTTCTTCCGGGCGTACTCGATCGCCAGGGCGATCTGATCCATGTTGTCGTACCAGTCACCTTGATCGGCCTCGGCGCAAACGCGTTGCGGTGTCGTCAGTCCGCCCTCAATCGCTTTGAGGTATGCGGTTACTTCTTCCAGCGGTCGCCACCAGGGCATTTTCCTTGCGACCCAGCGCCACGGAGTGTCGGCCAGCGTCAACTGCCTGCCGTCGGTCTTGGGCAGGCTGATCTGCTTCTGCTTGATCGCGACTCGCAACTTGAACGTCGTGATTCGATCCAGCAGCGCACGGACGTTGTCTCGTTTGTCCTCGCACGCTCGGTCATAGCCTAGCCAAGCTGTCTTGTTGCCGAAAAAGTTGTTAGCCGATTCGTCGAACAAACCATAAGGCAGGTCGAGAGCTTTCAGCGCGAGCAGCGAAACGAACTTCCAGAACTCCTGCAAATTAGCGCCGGGGTTGTCGCTGTCCAGCATTTGAGCCTCGTCCCCTGGATCCATGTCCAAGAAGATTGGCCCACGCCCAGCGTCCACTTGATAGGTGCTCGGGATCGGCTCGCCGTTTTCGTCCAGCTCGTACAGCTTTTCCCCCAGAGGAGAATCCAACGATCGCTTGACTGCCATCAACATCATGCTGGCGGCTTTGGAGCGGACCAAGGCGTATTCCTCAGCCTCATACACGTCGCGGAGCTGGTTGTAGGCCGACATCAGCGGCGAGATGCCGCGGACCTGGTCGAACCGGCTCAAGTAGCCGTGCAGGTGAAAGTTGCCAGCGGGAATCGACCGCTCGTATTCCAATCCGGAATATCCGGCGCGACGTCGATGGACCGCGTATTCAATTCTGCGGCCTGTGTCCGCGTCCACGCGCACGCCGTTGTACCATTCGTCTTTACTGTTGACCCAGTCGCCGGTCCAGGACCTGGTGGGATCACAGACCCGATCGGCTTCGATGCCTTGCAGTCGGCCTGTATTGGCCTCGATGAAGACCGTCCCGATATCTCCGTCAAGCACGGCCATGGCTTCGCACAGCCGGACGAAGCGAGGAAGAGAAAGGACGCCGCGAACGTCAAATCGGTTGGGGCGGGATTCTTCCAGGAGCCAGGCTTCCAGCTCCTCGTTGAACGTCCGATCGGGCGAGGCTCCCTGGAAACGGAACGACGCGACGTAGTCGAGGTGGCGGCGAATCATCCAATCGACCAGGGAACTGTTCCGCCGCAAGTCTCGCACGCCGCCGATAGCCTGGCGGCGCTGGGCACTGTTTAAGTGCCGGTCCTCGTGCATGGTCGCCGAACTTGGTGCTTGTCGGCGGCCCTTCCCTTTGATCGCATCATAGCCGGCCGCGCTGGTCGCCCGTGTCGGCGCGTCCGTCCACTCGGTCACGCCCTGGGGGCTGACTGAGAGGCTCGTACACGCTGCCAGGGTTGCGGCTGTCATAAGAATGGATGCGAGCATGGAATCAGGTTTCGGGTGTCAGGTTTCAGGTGTCAGGGGTGTAGTGGCTGGGCGTACTGACACCTGACACCTAACACCTGATACCTAGAATCCTCCCAGGTAGACCCCCTGGGCAAACGGCCTACGGTTGCCAACGCTGGCGTCGTCGTCGTTGATCAGTTCGCGGAGTTGCCGTTTCAGCTCTGCCGTGTCGATCGTGGTGGTCACACCGTCGACCGTGACGGACTTGGCGCCGGAGCGAAGTAGCTCGCGAATACGTGCAATTTCTGTGGTATGGTCGGCCATGAGCAGGTTCCAGGGTTCGCTGTTGCCTACGGCACGCCTCCGCGGGCGATCGTAATCCCTTCCTTGCACCCGCATCGGCGTCCTGGCTAGCGCTCCGCGAACGGGACAGTACGGCGAATTGTGACGGGTCGCCAGATCGACTTGAGGGGATTTCGCGACGGAAATCGGGGATCCCCATTCTTGTTGGACGGGGTCCGCTGGAGTTCACGCTCTAGCGCGTCCACGGGCCCGTTCTGCCCGCTTGCGGCAGGTTGCCGAATCGTACAGCGCACGGCCTGTGACCTCTCGGCCACATCCACAGGCACATCGCCGGACAACCACGGTGGATTTGTTGAATACCGGATCACGTCCGTCGACGCCCAGACCGTACGCACGTCGGATGGCTCTCGCGACGACACGGCCAAGCACCATGGGCACCCCGTTGCCTACAGCGCGCACCTTTTCCGCTGCTGTGAATCCCGGCAGATCGTAGTCGTCCGGCAGACCCTGGATCCTGCATACCTCGCGAAACCCTCGGCTGTCATGTGCCAAGGCCGCGGGGTCCAACCCGCGGCAGGGCTTGCCCCTCGGAATTTGAAGCGTCTGTCCTGTCCGACTCCCAAACTGAAAATGCCGCAACCGCGATACGCCGGAATACCATCCCTGATTCACGTCGATGCGCTGGTATGCGTAGCCTGGCACTCTGCAATCAGGCGCCCTGGCGACATTTTCCAGGACGTACCATTCAACGTTCGCCACTTGCACGACGCGGCAAAATTCCGCCATCAGGGCGACGCCCTGCCCTGTCGGTGGTGAGCGTCTGGCCTGCGAAAAATCCTGGCACGGAGTGCCACCAAGGATTCCGTCGAACCGGTCGGCGGGTGGATGAAATCGCCGGACGTCACCACCCCAGAGAAGATCAGGGCCGCGGACTACGCAAAAGCCCTCGGTTTCGAAGGCTCGCCCGAACAAATCAATGCCAGGGAATACCGACAGACAAAACATGGCACACTACGCTTTATCCATGCGTCACACCGTCTGCGATCACCGTGTCACAGATCAGTCCGCAGCGTAGTCACGTCACGGCAGCTCGTCAAGAGGTGTCACAGCGACCTCGCCGGCGGCGTCACAGACCAAGTGGCCGTCGTGTCACGCTTTCCGGGCCCAGACCGTCACGGCCGCACAACCTGGTCAGTCACGCCACCGCCTAGAAATCGGTCATCGTCCCTTTCTTCACGTCCGATTCTCATGAGTCATCTCGGTGAAATACCGCTGGCACGCCTTGCATCGCACACGTCGCCACACGATGTGCGTTCGCTCTGCGCCGCCTGGGGCTGTCCCGGCGATCGGGCGCGTCTTCAAGATGCGAATCGATTCGCGGGCCGTCGATTGGCAGCCGGGGCACTGGGCGGGGACCACTTCGACGATAGCCGCCGGGCTGTTCTTGCTGCCGGCCGGGCGGCCGGGTTTCTTTTTGGGCATGTGATGGCTCCAATAGAGGGGACCAAAAAGACGGGCCTGCAGCCGGTCTGCAGTTCCGTAAAGGTGGCCTTACAAATACACTACACGGCTGCGCCGCCCATTCGGCTTGGCCTTGCCTGCCGCCGGTTTGTTCTCTCGCGCCGGATTGTCTGCCGGCTTCATCTTCGGATTCGCCAGTTTCCCGCCGAGGATCGATTCACCGGTGGCACAATTGCTGATGCAGTCCAGCCAGTGGTTGTCTCGGTTGGGCGTCAGCTTCCACTGGGTCATCTCGCCGTAGGGGCCGAACACCTTGACCCCAGTCTCGGCCGTCAGGTGTTCGCTCACGGCGCGATGCCTGGCGGCCGTGCCGTGAAATAGCGTCAAGCTGCCGGGATCGCCTGGCGGGGTGGCCAGGCGACGGTGAAGGAAACTCTTGCGGCTGTTTACCTCGATTAGCACATGCCGGATCGATCGGCCGCGACTCGGTGGCGGAATGTGCCAGTCCTCGCCCAGCTGCCCCTTGACCGTCTTCTTGTCCCAGCGGCGCATGGGTTTCTTCGCCGGCCCCCAAGCCACGCCGTGCGTCGGCATCGCCTTCAGCCCGTGCCGGCGCCGAGCTGTCCGGCAAATCGCGTAGATTTCGTCGGTCCAGTCCGTGCCGTTGGCGTCGAACATAGTCAGCTCTAACGCCACTTCCGCTCCGTCCGTCCGCGTCCACGTCCGCTGGCCCAACTCGGACAGCAACGCCTCGGCCGCTTGGGTGACCTGGCCCTCCAGCGTTGTCGCCGTCACCTCCGGGTGTTTCTGGATCGGCAGCCGGCAGTGCTTCAAATCGAAGTACGTGGACGTCTGATGCGGCCACGTGCCGTACTCGATCACGTGGCCCGTGAAGCCTGACTCCCAGGCGCAGACCGCGTAGTAGAGCAGTCGCTTGTGCACGTCGACAAAACACGTCAGCCGCTCGCACTTCTCCGGGATCTCGCCAAGCTGGTAGCCGGACACGCGGCGTGCGATCTGCTTGGCTGTCAGCATCTCGACCGTCTCGTTGGCCTGATCCGGCTCCGGCTGATTCTGCATCTCGCTGAAGAAAGACGACCGATCCCGAATGAACAGCCGCATGGAGTGCTCGATCGCCGATGCTTCGTCCGGCATCTTGCGATGCTGCCAAGCCGCCTCGGCTCCGCGATCCATTTTCTTGCGGTGCCGTTTGTAGTACCTGGTACTACGTTTGCCGTCTTTCCCTTCGGACAGATCCTCCAGGTAAATTTCCCCGTACCGCTCCCAGTACTTGGCCGTCTCCTCGGCCTCCGGGTTGTCTTTCTCCTTCTTGTGCGGATCGCAGCCGGCCGGGAAGGACAGCAATAACCGCTTGCGGATCCCGTGCCACTCGGGATGAATCGACCGGTCCAGCATCCGATCGGCCATGTCGCCGGGCTCGATCACTGTGCAGGACAGAAGGGCGGACAGTTGCCGGCCGGGGCCTGGCAAGTGAAGAATCCCGGCAGCTACGGTATCCTCGCGCTGCTCGCTCTGCAGAGCCGACCTGGCGGACCGGTCCGTCTGCGGATCGTCGATCAGGGCGATAGTGGGCCGGGCTACGGTCCCGTCCGCCCGGGTGTAGTTCAGCCCTCGCGTAGCCTCCAGGAGCCCGGAGGCCTCGATTATGGCCCCACCAGCGGCGGCCCCGGCTACCGTAGGGAAAACGATACGTTTGCGTGCCCATGGGGATTCTGACCCTCCAGGCCAGCAGGGCGATCCGTCCAGCAGCATGCCGGCGCACCGATTGGCGATCCCGGCCATACAGCGAATCGGATAGACGATCTCGGGGAAGTCCTCCAGCAGCAGGTCATTAGTCAACAGCTCGGTCTTGAGCGACCCAACTCGCTTCGGCGCGTGAGTGGCCGTGGCGGTCAGCAGCACTCCGTACTGGTGGGCGGCAATGACGGCCACGCCCCAGAACACGCCGATCTCCAGCCTGGTCGTCTTGCCATCGCCTCGCGGCGCGGCGATGGCCTGGTACCCGCCGTTTTTGACCACGCGTTCGATGGCGTCGAGTTGCTCGACGTGATCGTCGGACCAGGCCAGCGGAAAGCGGCCCGGGAAATAGACTTCGCAACACGCCCGGAGCGACTTCTCGGCCCTCGCCCGTCGCCGCTTGTTCTTGCATTTCGGCAACGGGCCGATATCCCGGCCCGTGCGAGACTGCTCGGCCTGGCGAGCGCGCTCGCGGTCTTTCCTGGATTCGTAGGCCGTCAACGGCAGTCCGGTTCTGTGCTGGTGTAGGGTGGGTCAAGTCTTCGCAGGCCTATGCCTGTTCGATCACACTGCCGGCGGAGGCCGGAAGGCAGCAACACCTGCCTCTGTGTTGCCGGCGTTTGCAGATGCAGCAGCCGTCATGGCCGGCGGCACTTCGTTCACCATTTGCCCCGATGGGTACTTCTGAAGATTCACCAGTAGCGTGGCCGGGATCCCGTTGGTTAAGCACTCCAAGTCATCCTCGGTGGGGACCAACTCGATCCGCGGTACCGTGTCAATCATTTCGGTCTGCGTGAAGTACTTACCGGGATCGTAGGTCCCGAGCATTTCGTCGGTCAGCGTAAAGGTTGGCAACTTGGCCTCGTCAGACGGGACACCAAACAACTCGGTGGCCATCAGCCGATAGACGCGGTGCAGGTACTGACCGACAGCACCGGAAAAGGCCGTAGAGAAATCGTACGGCCTCCGGTTTTCGGTGTGCTGCATAGCCTCGCAGAGGGCGTTCAGCGTCAAGCCACACCATTCCTTGAGCCACGGATTTCGGACGCGGAAGTACGGCACGGGAAAGATAACGAAGTCCTGAGACGCCGGGCTGGAATGGATAGCCTCCATTTCGCCCTCGTTTGGCTCGACATCACGACCGGCCATGATCGAACGCGCCCGCGTGATCAGCTTGTGGACCCTGGTCAGCGTCTTGATTCGCGGCGGCTCGCGGCTGTCTGCGTCCGGATGGTGCATGATCGCGGACAGGTTGCGGCCCATCACGGCGACGAGGTAGTGAATCCCGGCATTCAACGTGGCCGGATCGTTGCCGAAATTCGGAACGGCGTAACCCAGCTCTCCCCAGATTCCGTTGTTGTACCAAAGAGCTTGGTCGGTTTTGAAATACGGCACAGTGTGCATCCTCCGTGATTGGGTGTGTCGCCCTCTTCCGAAAAGGACGTAAGGGACAAAATAAACGCAATAGACCTACTTGTCGCCGCTTTCGAATTGATCGGCGAACGCCTCCAGGGTTTCAATAGTGGCCCTCGCGCCGGGATTGCGAGACACGTATTCGTCCATGGCCTTCTGCAGGGCCTGCAATCGCTTGGATCCCGTGTCGATCTCGACGAATTCGCGGTCGCGTTTGGCTTGCTTGACGATCACTTGCGGTTCTTGACTCGCCATCTGGTCGATCCGCGTACGCAGTTTCGTCAGGTCACCTCTCAGACGTCGGTAACACCGCTCGACACCGTCGCCGCTTGGCTCATTCGAATTTGTTTCGGAGTTCGGAGTTCGGATTTCGGATGTCTTCCTCTTCCGTCGTCGCTGCCACCACGCACTGACGGCCCATAATCCCGCCGCCCCAACCGCGCCGATCGGTGTCCCGCCGGCGGCTAGTGCCAGCCAGGCCGGAGCTCGCTTGGCCAACTGGGACGCCAGACTATCCGTCGCCTCCTCGCTGGATGTCCGGACCGTATCGATCGACGTGGTCAGCTCGCTGTGAGTCGCCTTCGTGATCGACCGCACGGTGGCCAGCTCCGTGCGGACCGAGTGGATCGACGTATTCAGGCCCTGCAGCTCCTCGTACGTTGTGGTCGCTTTGATGGTCAAGGCATCCAGATCGTCTTCCAATTGCTGGACGCGTGCAGTCAGCTGGGAATTCGGCGGCGTCACGGGTGGGCTCGGCTGTGCCGGCGGGGCCGCCGGATATGTCGTCGTCGGCCGACTCGGCACCGGCATCGGGCCAGGCTGGCACAACCGGCCGCCTGGAGGGCACCACGGGCAGCAACGGCTGAGCGGCACGCGATGCACGCAGTCCGCCCCATCGACCACCGCGGCGGCGGCCAGCAAACAGAGCGTCATTACGAGGGCTCGGAGCATGGGGAAATCTCAGTCAGCTTCTGCCATCTTGCGGTAATTGGCCCGGCCAAACAAACGCACGGCCGCCCACATCACCCACCGCTTGACCGGGTGCACTCCCAGTTCCCGCATGCCTTCTCTCCATACCGCGTCCGCCATCCAGCGACTGGCGAGGCCCGAGCGATACAAATAATCGTGCACCACAGCCGCGCGGCATGAGCGGCCGACAGGCGGCTCCAGCCGCCAGAAAAACCGAGGGATCGACGCAAAGTCCGTCTCGAAGCCGGATGGCACAGAGACCGCGAATACCCTGGTGTGGAAATGGAGCTGTCGGACGAGCCGGAAGACCTGACGACCGTGATCGTCGGTTCCCGTGTCCTCGACAACAAGCCGTGACGTAAAAGGCATGATGCACCCTGTAACTACTTCCCCCCTGCGAATCGGTGACCGAGTCACCGACTAAGCACACTGCACACGAACCACACCGCCGAGCACGCCACCAGCACGATCGTCACCCAGAACAGATCGGCGCGAAACCGCTGGTCGTACGTGATCAAAACAACCTCCCCTGCATTTCCGCGGAAACCGGACGCGTCGTTTTCGGTTTCGCACGCCGCAACACCGGCCGGGGAATCCCGGCCACCTGGTCCTCGACGATCGACACAAGTGCCTGTCCTATGTCCGGCGACATGCGAGCCGCATAGTGCACGGCCCGCACCTGGTCCATGTTACATCTCGCAACAAGGGCCTTTGCCGCCCCATACTGGTAGCCGAATCGCTCGACGAGCAGACCCTTGGCGCGTTTACGCAGTCCGGCCTCGGTGGGTGGTTTTCGTTGAAGCATTATGCCATTCCAGACACGCCGCTCCGTGCTTAGGTCATTCGAAATTCGAATGTGTTACGGATTTCGATATTCGAATACTAAGCCGCTGGCGCAAACCGCACGGTACCGCGACGCGTGACCGTCCGCGTGCTCCGGAGCTGCTTCAGGAACTGCCTGGCCTCTTCCAGGCGTTCTTTCGGCACCTCGGGCAACCGCTGCTCTTTGCGGTATTTGTCCGGAAGACTGCGCAGCACAAGCTGCCGACGAGCCTCCGGCAGCTGGTCCAGCAGCACGGCCGTCACCTGTTCAGCGGGGGCTCCGCTCGAGCTGGCCGCCTCGGAATCGTGGCCGACGGTCAAGACGCCGTCGATCGATTCCTCGACGGCCGTAGACCCGACAGTACCGCGGATCGTCGCCTGGATCGGCGTGGTCATACCCGGCGAGAGATCCTCGCGCACGGCGAGCTTCTTCAGCTGATACAGCAACGCGTGGATCAGTGACGCTCGGACGAGCTTCTTGGAAGGGCGACCCATAAGACCTCCTTGTCTCAGTGGTAAGCCAAAAAAAGCCGACCCGGCGGGAATCCATTCCCCGGCATTTCTGCCGTGACCGGGCCGACCGCTGGCGCGATGGTAGGGTGGGCCGTGGCCCACCATGTAAGACTCTCCACACCGAACAATTCGCATTGCGCGATGTCGCCGCGGCGCACGAAAAAAGCGGCTGGTCCAAGCACCCGCTCCCACGGGTCACTAGCGCCAGCCGCTTCCGATGCCTCCCTCAGACCGGATACTACCCACCCCGGTGGCGTTCTGCAAGGTAGATTTCGCACAGATGCTAGCGTGACGGCGAACGGGAGCGGCGGTCGGGCTGGAACTGAAGTCACTTTGGCCGTCATCACGCGTCGATCAACTCGCCCCAAAACGAGCCAGTCACGACCGCATTTGATACGCTGGTCTGCGCGGTCAAACGAATGTCGATTCCGGCGATGATGCGATACGGCGGGTCCATCACAAAGTTGCTTGACCCAGCCACGCCGTGCGCAACAATGCCGTCTTTCGCGACAAAAAAGTCTAGGGCATTGCCGGCATCATCCTGTTTGCACGCGATGACGATTCGCGAATAGTTGCCCACCGTTGCGTTGCCCATACTCGCGGCCCACCGGTGAACCAACAGCACCTTGTCTTTTGGAACTGTGTAAATACCCACGAACGAAACAAACCGGTTTGCTTCGTGCCAAAAGTACACGTCATCATCGTTGCCGGCCGGCTGCGAGTGATACACCAGATTGCCCTGGAGCTTGCCCGTCGATCCCGTGGCGTAGACGCTCGACCGATTCACCCGGTACACGTCGGCAGCGATCAGCACCGGCGTCAGTCCCGCCGTGTCCTTGATCACGGTTACGGGCGTAAAGTCCTCCTTCAGATAGTCCACCTTGATTCGCTGCGCGCCCGTCCCGGCCGCTGTATCCAATGCCGACGTCGAACGGAAATACAGGTTTCCTTCAGCGCTCAAATACGCCGGGTGATCGTTGCCGCTATACGTATCGCCGTCAATCACCGTGCTCGAATTGTTCGCCGGCCAGATGGTTTCCTTTTTGTCCAATTGAGAGGCGTTGACGTATCCAAAGTTCGGCTGTGGGTTCCCCCATCTTGTCTGAACCGGCACCCGGCCAGATTCAAGATTCACACCTTGCGGCGTCCCATTTTCATCATTGATCCAAACTTGGATTTCTCCACCATAACCAGTCATGTGTAATCTCCTGTGATAACCTTCTATTAGCCGTCGGGTTTCAGACACGCCTGCCAGGGTTCGTTAACCGCGCGTTGGCGGGTCCATGTTGAACTCACAATCCAATCGTCGCTTTGTGGCCTCGGTCACGTCGCCGTTGGCCTTGAATCTCACAGTCAGCTTTCGTATCGACGTTTTGCAGAATCGCCATTGCCCTTTGACGATCGGCAGCCATCCACGAGCAGCCTCTCGTGTACTGTGCGGTCTGCCAACTCGCATCCATTCGCCGTCTGGCCGCTGGACCATCGTGAAAAACACGTCCACCGGATGGCGGATAACAACGGCATTGCACGGGAGCCGCGTTGTCGTCGGTTCTGTACTCATACTTTTCCTTTCGCGGCCCCGTGAATGCAGGCGTTATCCGATACCACACGAACACAATCCGCCATCTCGGTCACACTCGCAAGGTGGTGGATTGCGCAAATTGCCGCACGGCACGGACACGAGTTTGCCGTCCAGCAGCACGCCGTGATTGCGAGGCCGGCCACGAGACACGACTTTCACTCGCCCCACGCGGCCGTGGTACGGCATGTGATTTCGGACACCAGCTCGATACCACACTTGCACAAGTTGATCGAGTCTCGGATTGGCGATCACAAAATAACCCTCCGAAACTCAACCAGAGCCTCGCGGAATGTACCGTTTTCGGTTGACTCAATTGCGACTGGATGCCCTTGTTCGTTTGCTTGTGGCCTCAGAACAGCATAGTTTGCTTAGTGCAATTCGACGGCCGCTTTGGCGCCGTTTTCGCCGCGGCCGGCGGGTCGACCTGTCGCGGATCCGCCAGGCCGTCGCGGGCGATGTGCCCGCGGTCGGCCTTCCATACCAACCAACCGAGGCCGGAAGTGCGGTTGGTCAAGAATAATCGCCATCCCTGGCCGGGGATCGGTTTGTGGATGTCGATTTCGATGTGGGGATAGGTCGATTCGATCCAGCGGGCCAGGTTGCGGGTTTCGCGTTCATTCATCTCAGACAATCGTTTACCCCTTCTACATTATCGATCAGTGTTACCAATTTTCGGACCAAGTCGGCCCGTTTCTTGAAGTCAAACAGCGCTTGCCGGATCCGGTCGGTTACCTTAGCCCGCCAGGGATTGGCGAGGATGGCGTGAAGCGTTCCGAGGTCGGTCAGAAGGGCCGCCGCGGTTTTCGGACCGATGCCAAGGCAACCGGTGATATTGTCGCCCTGGTCGCCGACCAGGGCCTGGAAGTCGGGCCATTGATAGGGCAATAGGCCGTGCTCTTTTTGCAGGGTCGCCGCGCAATACCACGTCGGGACCGACCGGCCGCCGCGGCGTTGTAGTTTCTTGAGTTGCGTAACCAGGCCAGGCCGCAAGCATTGCCGGAGATCTTTGTCCGGGCTTGCCAATACCACCTTTTCCGCCCGCCGGGCCCCGATCGCGGCCAGGGTCGCCAACAGGTCATCCGCCTCGAATCCGGCGACCGCGACCGGTGTGGCGATCGCGGCGGACCGCTGGAAGGTCGCGGCCAGATAATCACCGATCCGCGGATCATGCGACCGGTTGGCCTTGTAGGTCGGGCACAACTCTTTTCGGAAGTTCGACGGTTCATCAAAGGCGGCCACGACATGCGACGCGTTGACCAGTTCGGCCGCGTGTTCCATCCGCGTGACAACCGCCGCGGCCAGGCCGTCTGGCGTCGCGTCGCCCATCGCGTGGGCCATCACGTGGACGTCGTTGGTTGCGTCGATAGCTAGTATCATGAGGTTGGCCTTCTATTAGCCGTCGGCACGGGATAACCCTCCATCGCTATTAGCAGTAGATACCGCTCGTAACTGTTCCGGCGATCGCGACGGAACCGCGACCACATAAAATCACACGCGTGGGTCGGCCACGCCAGTCGGGCCAACTCCATCAACTCCGAGTCCTCCATGCCGTCCAGCTCGGCACCGTACGCCGCATTCAACGAGGCAAACTCCGCTCGCCAGGCCTGCTGTTCCGCGATGCGTGCCCGGTGCTCCGCTGCCTCCCTGGCCCTCTGGCCCTTCTTCCGGACGCGTGCCTCGTGCACGGCCCGCGGTTTGACCACGCCCTCCGCGGGCCACTCCCCGTGACGCAATCGCGTCAGCATCGCCCCGGGGCTCGTAAACCGCGACCGATTCGCCCGGTACACGTCCAAAACCTCCGCGTCGAACTGTTCTGGTGACAGTCCACCACGTTTGGCCGCGTCAATCACGGTCGAAACAAACCGTACCCCCTCCGAACGCAACTCCGCCGCCGCCCTCCTCCAGTCATGCCCGGTGTCGTCGGATCTGGTGCCGACAGTGGCCGTTGCGGTCGAGGGGGTAGGGGGTGGCGTTTCCTTGGGCGCTTCTGGTGGGCGCTTCATGGAAAGTGCCACTGTGGCACTTTGATCGGTCACAGTGGCACTTTGATCGGTCACAGTGGCACTTTGATCGGTCACAGTGGCACTTTGATCGGTCACAGTACTTGCCTCGTCGCGTGGGAGAAACAGGGCCAAGTCGCTGAAGAGAATGCAGTAGAAATTACCAGTACGACGCCCCTTCCCAAACGACCGCCTCTCGACCATCAAGACGCCAATCTTCTGCAGTACCTCAATGGCACGCTGTACCTGTCTTTTTGAGAAGCCGGACTCCTTAACAAGCCGTTTCTGCGACGGAAAGCCCCACGAGCCACGGCAGTAGCTATCAATGGCACGAAGAACACCTTTCAGGACGCCTGATGACACGCTGCCGCCGTCGCTGGTGCGAGTGGTCGGCAAGCAGGCACCGTCGATCGTACGCAGCTGGGTTGATCGTTCCCAGTTGATCGTTTTTTGTGTTTGCTTCCCTGCGGACATCCGTCGACCTTCGAGTACTTCCGTGGAATAGTCAGCTGCGTTTTCCTTAGGCGGCCACCCATCCATTCTTCGCCGCTTCTGCCTCACACCACTCGCGCCATCGACACCGGTCACCCGACTGGCCATCAGTTGGCTGGTTGTCGTGCAGAACGTAATCCGCGGACACGAACGGTATACAGCCGGCTCCACGCGTACCCGTGCAAGCAATACCGCTGGACACGGACCCTAGGATGAGCCGGTAGACAAACACGTTTTCTTTCGGACGTGGCTCGTCGTCCAGCAAGTCCAGCCCGTCTACATCGCCGGTGTCCTCGTCGATTACGACACGCAGCAGCATTGGGGCACGACGCAGAGCCAGCCGTCTACCGTCCGCTGGACCCTGGAAAAAACGAAACATGGAAGCCTCCTTTTTGCTACACCGAGTACCCAGCAGCCCGCGCAGCTCGCAGATGCGCTTCCTGCAAACGCTCAGACAATCGCACCGGCATCAATCGCATTGGCAACTTCAGCCCAGTGTCCCGCCGCAACTGCTGCGTCTTGAGCTGCGACTCGCGAATCGACTTCACGGCCTGCCGATCGTCCTCGCTCAAGAACTGCATCGGATCTACCCATCGCCCAGCCATAGTGCCAACTCCTTACAGATACTCGTCCAGGAAATCAAACTGCAGCTGGTTCTTCGGCGTCCGCCTCGCTCGGATCGGATCGATCTTCCTAGCGGGCGTCTTGCGCGTCGTCACCGGCTGGATCGCCACGTCGTCCGGATCTTCAGGATGCGGTGTCACGGCCAGCCTGAGCGTGACCTCTCGCTTGTCCGGTAGGCTCGGACGCTGCTTGCAGTCCTGCACGGCCGCCTCCAACTGCTGCTGGAAATCGTCGGCCAGTCCCGGTGACAACAAGTGCAACGATTTAAGACTCAGCTCTGTCGTCGACATGACTCCCTCCTGACTCCTCTCTCTGCCTCCGCGCACACGTCGGCCCGCATCCCTTGACGATCGACCGCCGCGAACGCAACGGCCGCCCGCACACACGACACCGCCGCTTGATCACGTTCGGATCGTCCGCGTCAAGCAGCATCTGCCCTTTTTGCTCGTGCCGCGTCATCACACCCATCACGCCGCCCCCCTCTCGCGATCCGCAGCAACCTTGGCCTCCAGCTTGGCCTCGACCTCTTCACGATGGACGGTAATTTCTTTCGGGCAAGTAATCCCTATCCGCACCTTGTCGTGACGGATCTCGACCACGGTCACCGTGATCATCCGCCCGAAAATACAAATCTTCTCGTTCTTCTTCCGCTGCAAAACCAGCATCTCGTACTCCGTTACAAAACATGAAAATGGAACAGGAAAAAACGCCCGCCGGCCATCCCGATTGGCCCCACACCAACACGGGAGCGTCCACAGTACTCAGGCACAACCCAAGCACCCATCGGCCGGCGGGCTTGCATCACACATCGTTCGTCCACCGCTGGTCCGTATTGTCGTCCAGGTTCCGCCGCAGATCCCGCACTGCACAAACCACGCCAACGGACGCCACCACGACCAAGACGAACATCACAGCCCCAACCACCACCAGCGTCTCCGTCATTCCCCACCCCAGCGCACGAAAAAATAACGCGGGCAGCATTCCCTGCCACCCGCGTTATTGCCCAGAATCGCCCGGTTCCACCGGACGGTGACCTCGCTTACCCGATTGAACCGCCGCTCGCCCACGCCCGCTTGAGTTGCTGAGACAGTTCGGTACGGGGCAAAGCGTCGCTCAGTAGCTCCGCACCGACGTAGCTCTGTAACGTCGTGCGGAATGAAGCATGACCGGCAGCCAATTGCGCGGCGGACGGGTCCTGCTTGGCAAGATCCGTCAAGACGCGCCGGCGAATGCCGTGAAACGCTACGCCGGGGCTGGGCTCCAGCCCGGCCGCTTTTTCCAGCCGATGAAACTGCTTGAAAATCGCCGACTTGGCATGCGGCTGTGGATAGGCAGGAAACAGCAACGCCCGCTCGCCTCGGATCGCCAGTAAGTCGCGAAACGCGACGTCGAGTAAAGGGTGCGTCTCGTCCGATCGGCTCTTCCGGCACACCGACGCCGGCAATACCAGTCGCGGCGAGGCCGCGTCCCAGTACATCGACGAATAGGGAGCTTCGACCAGCTGACCTATTCGCAAACTGGTGGAAGCCATGGTAGAGATCAGGGCACGCCACCAGGCACCCGCCGTTATCCCAACGATCCGAGGGATCGTGGCATTGTCGGCCGACAGGTAGATCGCTACGATTCTCTCGCTGCTCGTCGGCTCCTTCTTCACGGTCTGCCGGCGTGGCGGCTTGGTCCACGGCACAGCATCCAGCAGCCCGGCCGCCGTGCGAAGACGGCGTACTGCAGCCGGCGGGCCTGCCTGGTCCAGGACCCATTGTATGTGGTCGCAGTAGCCGCGAACGGTATTTACCGCGAGCCCGGCCGCCGCCAACCCGGCCTTGAACGTCGCAAGATCGATTGCGCTGATCCGATCCAGGGGCGGATCGCCCGTGATTCGTTCCCAGTGCGCCAAGGCCAGCAGGTACTTGCCCTTCGCCGAATCTGTCGGCGATTCCATGACAACGGCGGCATAGAATTCGTGGAAAAACGCTCGCAGGCTCATCGATTTGCAGAGCATCGTCTGCGCTCCTTGGATTGCGAGCTCCTCTCCAACAATCCGACGTCAGCCCGTATCCGCTGCCGTCCGTGGGTAGCCGCCTCCCTGCCGCTTTGAGGTGGAAAATCAACGTATGCATTCCATGCTCCTACCGTAGTCACGCGGTCAATCGCCCTTATTGGATCCACCACACCACCTACCAGAGAACGCGGTAGTTATCCCGAGAATTGGTGCGATCAGAGACGCTATCGGCTTTTCCGCCATGCCTGCAAAACCATGGCCGCCAGTGCCTTGAAGCCGATTTCGCCAAGCGCAATCTCAACGCCACCGGCAAGAACGACCCCACCGGAAACGAGCGTACGGAAGTCCCCCGCGTCCAGCAAAACGCGGATCGGGCGAGAGTCGCCCGCAGAGAATTCAGATTCAGAAAACGCGCCAGCCATCACGATCGCACCAGTTCAAGAGTAACTGCGATCGTGGAATGTACCGGATAAGGAACGTCCTGTCAAGCTGGAACGTGGTGTTCCGAGTGGAGGGACGCTGCGAAGTCAGCCGGACTGAGATACAGGGAGATGTACGGCACACCTAACGCGTGGGCAATGGCCTCGGCCTTGCTAACTGTTGGCTCCGCTTCGCCTTGCAGGATTCTACCTATGTAGCTCCGGCTCGTATGGAGACGCCCCGCGAGCGCTCCTGGCGTAACGCCTTTTTCCGCTAGGACGGCTTTCAAATTCTCTCTAAAATTGTCAATCGCTGCCATGCTCATGCCTCCCATCGTACCGTATACGGTCGATCCGTCAACGATTTCTTGTGCTACAATGCCCCTCCAGCCGCCACCCGGCTGGCGGCGGGCAGGTCGAGCGTCAGCGACCAGCACCACCGCCGGCTCCTTTCCAAGGAGTCACTCATGCACGTCGGCGATGATCCGGGGCATGGCCTAATCGCGTCGCTGATTGGTGTACTGGAGTGACAATCCAGTACACCTCGCGCTCGCACGTATCGTCCATCCAGTGCGGATTCCGATCGCCAATAGGCGGTCAAAATGCCGCCGAGAGCAGGTTTGCACGGTGTACCGGATCATTATTCCGGTACAAAAACGCAGCGAGGCCGAGGGGACTCGAACCCCCAACCACTGGATCGACAGTCTGGTAGTTACCGACGACAGAGAGGAGGTAGCCAGTTACGGGCAAAGTCGTCGAGCTGCTCGCGCCGCTACTTCCAGCGGCGTGCGATCGCAGAAACAATCGCCTGGCGTTCGAGAGACGGCATGCGGTCGAGACCTGCCGTCCAGTTGCGGACACGGCGGGTGATTTTTTCACGCTCGCGTTTGTCCCTGCCGACGTACCGATAGTCGTGCAGTTCGACCGGATTCTGATAATTGCACCACAGCCACTCGGTGGTTTTGGCACCGGCGCGGTTGGTGGCCTGATACGTGACCGTCCGCCAGCCGGCGAGTTCTGCCTCGTACAACTCGGACCAGTAGCTGGATACGGCGACCATACACGGCAGGCGTTTCACCACCCGTAGCAAATCGATGTGCTGCTCGTCGGTGAATTCGTAACGGTAGAGCCGTCCGCCTGATCTGGTGACCAACGGATAAGGCGGGTCGCAATAGACCATGGTGTCGAGTACTTCGCCGCCGGATCCAGCGGCGCCGCCGGCGTTTTCGCTGGCCTGCAGGTACAGCCCGAATCGGTGCTTGAGCCATTCGATGCCATCGCAGCAGTAGAGTTCCATATTCGGAACCTCGGTCCCCTGCCACCGCTGCAACACGTCGTGATCGGCCTCCACTCCAATCGTCAGATCCGCCGGCGTCTTCCGTCGAAGAACCCCACCGTCGCCGAGGAATGGCTCCACATAGATGGAGTGTGGAGGAATTTGATTGATGATGGCCTGATAGACTCCGCTTCCCGCCTTTCCTCCAGGATACGACATCGCCTATTGCCTCCGGTACCAGGACGCCGAATACAGCGGCTACGGCCGCCGAGTCTGCATGGTCGCACAATCCGGCGGCGTGGTCAAGTCCGTCGACCGTCGCCAGGTGCGACTGGAAATGGCAGAAATTGGTCCGAGCAAGCAAGTGTGTCAAGAATTCTGGG